TGGTAGAGCTTGCTAGAGAGATAGCCAGAGTGGTGTAGACGTCCGTCTACATCATCCTCATCCTGCAAGGACGATGCTCAGATGTTCGCAGATCCACAGTCAGTTACGATCTCCGGCACCGCTGTTTCGCTTCCGCGAACCAGCAGTGGCGTTCGCCAGGGCGAATTTACATCCGCCGATGGCAACGTGGTTTTCTCGGTTGCGCATACCAATGGTAAGCGCATCCGACGGACCTCGAAGATCACGCACCGGAAGGTTGCTCCCGATCCGCTGATGCCTGCGGTCAACACTCCGTATTCGATGAGTTTTTACATCGTTGCGGACGTGCCGATCGTTGGGTACAGCGTCGCGGAGCAGAAGGCCGTCATTGACGGCTACTTGGCCAATCTCCAGGCCACTTCTGGTGCCAACATCACCACGTTTCTTGGTGGTGAGAACTGACCAGGGGACGGAGATAATCTATCTCCCCTGCCACGAGTAGATCTAGAGAGGAGGTCCAACATGTTCCGTAAGGAGCACAAGGGCCTCTTCTCTAGTCTTCTCAAGCCGAACATCAGAGCTAGGGATGACTCACCCCCAACATTGAGTGGAGGAAGCCATGAAAAGCCTGATGTCGTTCATGCAGTTGGTCCTCGAAGATATGGGGACCTGGTGTCACACAAGCACCACCCGCGATTTCAAAACGATCGCGGGGCGTTTCGAACACGAGGGGCTATCGTTTCTTACGATATCCCTGTCGAACTTCGGTTCAGACTTCGAAAAAAGTCTGGACCAAGGTTTCGTCGGTCACGACCAGTTCGCTGGATTCTCACGAACTGGGGGTCTCCCCCGATTTCTCGGAGGTTTCCTTGACTCTGTGTTCGATCGTGGTACTGGGCAGTTGCTCCAGCATCCGTCAGTGACATCGATCCATGCGATACGTCAGCTAACGCTGATGTTCGCAAAGATCAAGCTCGACTGCACACCTGTGCGGACGAGACGTGCCATTGACAGATACATGGAGTGTGAGTTGGATGTACGCAATGCCGACGCGAGGCTGGATCCTGATCGGATCCAGCGTTACTCTCGTATCAGCAGTCTGCTTTTTGCTGATGTCTTTTCATCCGTGGACCGAGAGGTCTACGATGGAGACATCATCGCCAAGCATGGCCCCGGTGCCACCGCCGACCGACTCCGCGGAAACGCGAAGTGGGAACAGCGGGAATGGACCGAGCGATTGGAACAAGTGTTCCCTCATGGGGAACATCTTGTTTCCAGCTGGAGGTATTTCCAAGACCTCGCCGATGTGCACATCCACGAACCTGGCACAGAGCGACCCGTCAGGGTCATCACGGTGCCTAAGACGCTCAAGTCGCCCCGAATCATTGCCATTGAGCCTACGTGCATGCAATACATGCAACAAGGTCTCATGGGTGCATTCAGGAAAGCCGTCGAAGCAGATGACATCGCTTCAGGCTTTGTCGGATCAGCAAGCCAGGTGCCTAATCAGCACCTTGCTGAAGAGGGCTCTAGGAATGGAGCCCTCGCAACCCTTGATCTTAGGGAAGCCTCCGACCGCGTCAGCAATCAGCATGTACGAATCATGCTTCGAAATCACAGACATCTCAACGATGCTGTGGATTCAAGCAGATCTCGGAAGGCTGATGTGCCTGGCCATGGTGTAATTCGCCTGGCCAAGTTCGCGTCTATGGGTTCAGCTCTCACATTCGAGATGGAGGCGATGGTTTTCTGTGCCATCATCTTCGTCGCGATTGAACGAGAGCTCAACTGCCAGCTAACCCCCAGGAAGATTCGTTCTTTCCTGGGCCAGGTGCGCGTGTACGGGGATGATATTATTGTCCCCGTGCGCTTTGTACCCGCGGTGATCTCGGAGCTTGAAGCTTTTGGGCTTCAGATCTCTGAGAGCAAATCCTTCTGGAATGGCAAATTCCGGGAGAGTTGCGGTAAGGAATACTACGACGGTCACGATGTTTCAATCGTGAAAATGCGTCGCCCATTCCCTACCCACCGCAAGGACGTTCCTGAGATTGTATCGACACTGGAACTCCGCAACCACCTCTATTTCAGTGGCCTGTGGAAAACAGCTAGATACCTGGACGAAATGCTGGGACGGCTAATCCCGCTTCCGGTAGTACTCCAGACCTCTCAGGTGCTAGGACGCCACAGTTTCCTTGGCTATCAAGCCACTAGGAGCTGTGATGAATTGTTCCGTCCCCTTGTCAAGGGATGGACTCTTCGTCCGAGAATTCCAGCGTCAAAACTGGAAGACTCTGGCGCCCTACTCAAGTGCCTTGTCCTTGCAGAGCTATCCCAGGATGAAGATACCTGGGATGCTCTGATCAGCAATTTGCCAACTGCTGATGACCGGCATCTGGAACGTTCTGGACGTCCCTCAACCGTCGACACCAAGTTGAGGTGGGCCACTCCGTATTAGGAGAGTGGTCCAAAGGGTCGCTACGCTTGATGTGGTAGCGATGGTCTG